CCCTTGGCAATCAAAGCTAATAAACTCAACATCTCGTGTGAATCTTTTAACCGCAGCAAACCAAATCGGAAAGTCTACAGCTCTTGGACGAAGAGTGGTTACAAATTGTACGGATAAACTGAGATGGGAGAGGCTGTGGGGACGTGGCAATATTCCCAGACAGATATGGTACTTCTACCCAGATGGACTTACTTTGGAGAAAGAATTCGACACAAAATGGGTGCCCGAGATTCTGCCAAAAGGTAGATACGAGAGAGACCCGCAGTACGGGTGGAGGCTAACCCGAAGGAATGGAAAGCCAAACTCTTTGGTATTCCTGGCAGGGCCAACGGTGTACTTTCAAACATATTCTAAAAGTGTGAGTAACGTACAAGCCGGATCCGTTCACGAGCTTTATTGTGACGAGGAGATGCCGCTAGATTTTTACGACGAGCTTATGTTTCGTCTCACTGCAACCGCTGGTATATTCACGAGCGGGTTCACGCCGACACTAAATCAGCTTTTCTGGAAACAAGCCATGGAGGGGAACAAGGTTCTACCTCAAGCTCTAAAGATGACTGTCTCCATGTATGACTGTCTTAAGTACGAGGACGGCTCCCCGTCTCGAATGATGACGATGGAAAAGATTCAAGAAGCCATCTCTAAATGTAAAAATGAAACCGAAGTGCAAAGACGTGTGTTTGGAAAGTTTGTAACCGAGGAAGGACGCTCGTACTACGCTTTTGATTTTGATAAAAACGTTGTCAAGCCTTACAGCACAAAGGGTTGGTACATCTATGCAGCCATAGACTATGGATCAGGCAACGATGGAAAAGAAAAAAAGAATCATCCAGCAGCTATCGTTTTCATAGCAGTCCGTCCTGATTACAAAAAAGCAGCAGTGGTTAAAAGTTGGCGCGGTGACGGTGAGGTCACAACTGCTGGAGACGTGTTCAACAAGTTCATCGAGCTAGAGGACGAGTATAATTTTAAAGTTACACTTGCTTGTTACGACCCAGCTAGTGCTGACCTTGGTACGATTGCTGAGAGAAACAACCGCTCGTTTCAAAAAGCGGATAAAACAAGAGACGCGGGTGAAGATCTTTTAAATACACTTTTTAAATTTAGAATGCTCGATATTTTTGACGACTGCCCTGACAACTTAAAACTTGCGGGCGAACTCATGCACCTCATGAAGGTAAAGCAAAGCTCTGACAACAAAAGGGATGACGATCTATCTGACGCTACTCGTTACGATGTGATGCAGATCCCCTGGGACCTGGAAGCGGTAAACGAAAAAGTCAGAGAAGAGATCGAGGGGAAGACGGAAATACGAACAAGACCTCTGACTGAAGCAGAAGTTATGGAAGATCAAATTAGAATGCGAAGGGGGCTAGATGACAGACATACATCCAGTGACGAAGCAGGGTGGACGGACTTCGACCAAGAAATCGACTACTGGAACCACGAGTACGGCGAAAATTAGCTTGAGTACCGATGATATATGCCGAATAATAAAACAGTGTCAAGATTCAGGAGTTGATAATTTCCAATTTCAGGACTTGACCCTCAAATTCCATCCTCGCCGAAATGAGGATGCCGTTTTGCCAGGCCAGGCTTCGGACTCCCAAGTTGGAGTGTCTCACAGTACCCAAACACCAATGGAAACCCAGTTATCTGACGAATCCTCGCTTGATGAAGCTGAACAGGCTCAGATGATGGTTGATAACCCGCTGGCGTTTGAACGTGCGGAAATCGCAAAACACGTTGAAATAAATCGTAGGGGTGGAGATGAAGAAGCACAATTTAGCCGAACTTAATCAACAGTACAAAGATGCGGAAAGTTGTGACGATGAAGTTTTTGCGGAGATGCGATCCAATCTCCTGCTAGTGAGTGGTAACCACTACTCGAAAAAAACCTCAAGCTTTCACTCTACAATTAGAAATTCTCAAAAGCTTACTGAGAATCAAAAATTAAGACTTACAAAGAATCATCTTCCAAGAATCACAAAACTCTACGAACAAGCAATCAATTCAAAAGTTCCAGGCGTTATCCCAGCTCCCCAGAATCCTCTAGAAGCTCAAGATAGAAAAGCTGCTGATCTAAACGCTGCTGTGTGGAGTGATGCCAAGTATCGCTACAACTTAAAAGAAAAATTCAGAGAGTATATCGCTAATTTTGTAGAGATTGGCGAGATGTGCGCGTTTATGTTTTACGATCCCAATGAGGGAGAGCATATCGGTTATGCTCCGAAAATGGGGCCGGATGGACAACCAGAGCTTGATGAGCAAGGGCAAATGATTCGCGATGAATCCCAGCCAATTTTTTCAGGTGGTTTTCAGTTTAAAAATATTCCTGGATTCAATTTGCTTAGAGCACCGCAGGCAAAATCTATGAAAACCTCACCTTATGTTATTTTGCGTGAAATGGTTGATAAAACCGAGCTTGAGCAAGCTTACGGTGGTGATAAAGAAAAAATGAAGTTCATCGGTGAGGGTGACCATGATGAATTTATCGTATTTGATACAAACAAAAAACAATATCGCGAAGAAAGTTCCCAGGTTCTCCTAAGATACCACTTTTTTAGACCATGTAAGAGATATCCAAACGGATATTATTACATTGCAACTCAGAGAGGTATTTTAGAAGAACAAGAGCTTCCGTATGGTATTTGGCCGATTATTTGGGAAGGTTTTGATACGTTTTCAACAAATCCTCGTGGCTACTCCATCATTAAAGTTGCCCGACCGTATCAGGCAGAGATCAATCGCGCCTCTTCACAAGCTGCTACTCACCAAATTACAGTGGGTGACGACAAAATCATCTATCAAGGTGGAACAAAATTACAGCAAGGTGCCCTGCTCCCTGGTGTGAGAGGTATAACATATAACGGACAGCCTCCGCAAATCCTTCCTGGTCGGTCGGGCGAGCAGTTTCTTCCATATATCGAGCAGCAAATCTCTGAAATGTATGCAGCTTGTATGGTTGAAGAGATTTCCATGGACAATCAATCAGGACAAATGGATCCGTACATTCTTCTTTTCAGAAGTGGCAGCCAGAAAGCAAAATTTTCTCGTTACACTGAAAAAGTTGAGAACTTCATGAAGGAGTTTTGCAAAACTTATCTTGATCTAGCTCGTCACTACATGCCTGACGATGCAGTAGTCATGGCAGTCGGAAAAAGTGAAGCAATAAATATCTCTGAATTTAAGAATACAGCTCCACTTTCATACCAAATCCATATTGAAGAACAAAGTGAAGATATTTCCGATAGAATGGGCCAACAGCTAGCACTTCAGCACTTAATTCAGTATTCAGGTCAGAATTTAGATCCAAAACAAATAGCACTTCTCGCAAAAGAAATGCCTTTTTTAAAAAATACGCCAATCGTTAAGCGTTTGACTCTAGATTATGATAATGCTGAGAACGATATGCTCCAATTAGAGCGGGGGCAGTTGCCGTTTGTTTCTCCGATGGCTGAAAATCAAATTTATATTGATGAAGTTACTCACAGAATGAAGCAATCCGATTTCCAACAACTTCCGCAAAATGTAAAGATGCTTTACGATCAGTATCTTACAATTCACGAGGATGAGTTTAAGAAAAAGGAAATGGCAAAACAGCAGGCTAAGGATGGGTTTATTCCTACCGGAGGCTCGCTTATTACAGTCAGTATGCACCTTCCTGATCCGAATACGTCAAGCGGTACAAGACAAGTGCGCTTACCTTATGAATCCATCATGGATCTCATTAAGAAGTTAGAAGCGCAAGGACACACACTCCAGAGCTTAGAATCAATGAATGATGGTGTAATCGCAGATATGATGAAGCGAATGCCAGCACAGCAGCCGCAACAACTTAATGCGCCTCCACCTCAGTCATTCCAACAACGAATGCCATAACGAAATTTGGCAGAAAGAGAGACAGCATGGAGAACAACAATGAGCAAACTGCGACGACTACAGAATCAAGCGGAGCAAATGCGACAACGCAGACGCAATCTGCGGGAGCGTCAGGAGGAACGGCTGCGGCAGGGGCACCTGGAGCGCAGACGCAAGGAACAGGAAATGATGGAGCAGCACCACAGGGTACAGGAGCAGGAACGGCTGAACAGCAAGCTGCACAAGCCGCCGCCTATTCTCCCAATTTCAAGTTTAAAGTAAAAGATAAAGAGCTCGAATTTGACGATTTCGTTAAGCCAATCATTAAAAATAAAGATTTAGAGGCAAAATTTCGTGAAATGTATGAAAAAGCTCATGGAATTGAGGAAGTAAAGGCCTCTAGAGAGCAACTTAAGACCCAAGCTCAAGAATGGCAGGGTAAGTACACTCAAGTCGAACAAGGACTTAAGTCTTTGGGAGATGTGGTCAAAAAGAAGGATTTTGACTCATTATTTGACGTTTTTAAAATTTCAGAAGACGATATTATTAATTGGTCCATAGGAAAGCTAAAGTATCGAGAACTTCCAGCCGATCAGCGGGCAGTAATCGATCAACAAAGACAACAGCAAATTGAATTTGACTCGGCTACGACTATGAACCAACAGCTGCAACAGCAAATGCAGATGTTACAAGGCCAACAAGCCACGATGGAGCTAAACCAGGAACTCGCCAGACCTGACATCGTTTCAATAGCCACGGCGTACGACACGAGAACTGGAAAACCAGGCTCGTTTAAGACGGAAGTGATTAGGCGCGGACAGTATTATGAGGCTGTTCACAAGATTTCGCCACCTGCCAGCCAGCTAGTAGCGGAGCTTGTTTCACTCATAGGGGCTCCAGCTCCGAGTACGCAAACTCAGGAAGCAACCTCTCAAGGGCAGTCAGGTCAGACTACTCAAGCACAACAGCAGAAGCCAGTTATCGCAAACTTTCAGTCGGGCGGGGCGAAATCCCCAGCTAGAAAAGTTATCAACTCGATTGATGACCTGAGAGCTTTACGACAACAAAATTTATCATCGACTTAAACCTTAAGAGGAAATAAACATGTCAACTACAGCTTCATTTGGAAACATGCTTAATGAATACCTTCCGAATAAACTTCTGAAGGACGAAATGATTAAGCGTGACTACATCCTTACCAATGTCGAAAAAGACGACAAATGGAAGGGTGGCAAAATTATCGTTCCATTCAAATCACAAGGCGCATCTTCAATCAAGATGGGCGGTCTGACGGCATCTAACGATGTTTCTGAAGACAAACATGTCCGTGGATCAATCGACGCGTACAAAGAGGCATGGGGAACTATGCTTTTCAACCATCGTGACCTTATGGATCACTCTGGCCGCGTTGTAGAAGATTCATTCTTGAAGATTCTTCCAGATCAAATCGAAGACTTCATGGACAAGATGAAGATGACTGTATCAGTACAATTGGGTACTGGTCCACACTTCGCTACATTAACAGTAAGTGGTACTGTTGGTGGAGTTATCGAAGTAGATCACATCGACCGTTTTGAGCTTGACCAAAAAGTCGGCCTTAAAGACGGAAACACTGCAACTGCATACTACTATGTAATTGCAATCGACGTGAATGGTGGAACCCTTGGTAAGGGCTCAGTGACTTTATCTGCAACTCGTGGCGGTGCTGCCGCTGACGTAAGTGCATACACTACTGGTCAATCAGCTAAGTGTTACACTGACGGCGCAGACACTACATTCTTCCAATCAATCCGTGATGCTCTTTTATCTGCCGCAAACGGTGGTGGAGCAACTCTTCACGGTGTTTCTAAGCTAGCTTACCCATACCTACAAGCGGTGAACGTAAACGGATCTTCAATCACAGCTGCGAACATCTTGTCTAAGTTGTTTGATGCTTACACTGAAGTTCGTCAACGCGCTAAAGGTAAAGCCGACAAATTTTTAATGTCTTATAAGAACTTCGGTTCTGTTATTAAGGCAGTAGAAGATAAGGCTAACGGAGCTGCGAACTGGAACATCAAAGAAGGAAGCCGTAAAGCTTCTATCTATGGATGGGACGAAATCGAAATCACTTCAGTTAAGGGTACTCTAACAGTAGTTGGTATCCAAGAGTGGGATGACGATGTAATCGCAATCCTAGATATGAAATCCATGGTTTTCCGTTCAAACGGATTCTTCCAGAAGAGAAAGTCACCAGATGGAAACGAATACTTTGAGATTCGTAATTCAACTGGTTACCAATATCTTGTGGACATCTGCTTGTTTGGTGAGTTGGAAATCAACAGACCAGGCAATAACGGTATCATCTACGGAATTAGTTACTAAGGTTAAAGGGGAGGTAAAACCTCCCCTTACTTTTCTCTAACAACGGGAGGAGACCGTCATGGCTGGCAAATTGCCAATAGATAATGCTGACGTAAAAACAGCGTCCGAGCTTTTAAAATCTCATGGTGAAGAACAGGTCAAGCAGCATATCGTTTTCGATGCTCAAGGTAGACCTTATTTAATTTTTACAACTTATGTCGGCGCAGGTGACGGTGATCCGTGTATGTGCGACGAAATGATTTATTTAAGCCCTGCCAGCACGCAAGTCGTTGGAAGGCAAGAACGCGTTTACAAATGGAAATCAGCTTGGGATGCAGGGTTTACGTTTGATCCAACTGTTGATTACGATCCAGATGGAGACGGTAATTTATGATTTTTACAAAACACCGCTTTGCTATATGGAACGCTTTACAGCATCCATATAGACACACTTTAGCTGAATTTTCTTACGCTAATCCAGCACTCCCAGGCGTTACAAACGTTGAAGGAGCAATAAATTGGGTGTTAGCGGTGCTTTATCCAAATACCAAACCCGCTGTTGCAGACCCAGCCTCTCTTCCTCTTCTTGGAAATACGATCAACGATTATCGTGTCGTGCAAGATGATGGCGATGGAAAAGCAGCCGCATATCGCTGGGAACAGCGAGAGGGTGAAGCTTCTCCAAGTTGGCATAAAATTTATGACATGGATTGGGGACAAGATTCAATACTTGCAGCTTTCATGGATCAAACTCAGGATCTTTATGTTTGGAAAGATGGGCGAACGCAACTTGATGCCGCCGGAAATCCAATCGTAGGATTGTTTGCTGGTCAGACTATATTTGGTGGTGACCAGGCCAATCAAAATTTAACTTTAAAAGCAAATGCTGGTGATGGCGTTGGTCCTCACACAGGTTACGTACAAGTTGACGATGACTTCAGACCAACAATTGATTCAGCTTATAGTTTAGGAACTGCAACAGAAATGTTCCTGAATCTTTTTATTTCAAGCACAGCGCAAATTGATACTTTCACAATTTTCGGTAACTCAATTCTAAATTCAACTGGTACAATTAGTTTTGGCAATGAGAATTTAGTTACGACAGGAAATATAGACGGAGCTGTGATCACAGCTTCAACTTCTTTAGTAGTAGATGATGGTGCAGATACGGTGACTCTGGTTCCTGGCTCGTATTCTGATACGACAGGCGCAGTATCTTTTGGTGCTGCGAACCTGAGTACAACTGGTACACTGGCAGCTGGAGTCACCACCTTAACTGACAACGCGCAAACTTTGGTTTTTGATCCAGACGTTGCTGGCGTTGGGCAAATAACTTCCTCAACAGGGACGGTGAGCTTTGACGACGAAAACATCATCACAACAGGAAACTTCCAAGCGGGTCAAATTTCTGGTACTCGACTTGATATTGATAACATCCGTCTTGACGGCAACACTGTTAGTGTCACGAATGTTAATGGCAGTTTACTCTTAGTTGCAAACGGTACTGGTGTTGTAGACGTTCAAAGTGCGATGACAACTCTTGGTCAGATAGTGACTGGAGTGATGTCAATCACAGGCCAATTAAATATTGATAATCTCAGACTTGATGGAAACGTAATTTCATCAACTAACTTAAATGGCAATATCACATTGACACCAAATGGCACAGGAAATGTTATTACAAGTGCGAATTTTCTGCCAAGTGCAGACAATTCACTTGATATCGGTACCGCAGCTTCACGATTCAACGACCTATTTTTAGGGGGTTCAATTGGAAACGGTACTAATAACATTGCTATGTCTACTCTTCTTGCTTTTCGCGCTGGAGTTTTCAGGGATTTCGCTCAAACGATTCCGGCGCAGACAGGTGATGCCCTTTTCTATGATGCTGTTAATGGGGTTTGGCTTGCTTC